TGGTCCATACGGGCACCGAGTGGCCGCTGCGGTGGATGCGGTCGGCGGGTTCGGGCGCCTGCCCGCGGGCGACGTAGGGCCGCCAGGTGTTGACGGAGACACCTACGTAGTCGGCGGCGGCCTGGTTGCCGACGAGCTCGTGTGCCATACTGGCCATGTTACACCGTGCGTTGCGCCTTACTGACAACCATTCCCATTAGCACCTATTTTCGGGGCAACTTGGACATCGGACAAATAGGGCTATCTTTTGTCCCTATTTATTCCGGTATTGGTTGCGGAATCAAATTCAGGTGTCGCGCAATTGACACTTCCGAATTGCCATTCTTCGCCCTATTAAATGGCGATTCCCAATCGTATTAAGTGGACATGTGACGTGGATCACAGGTAATTCCCTATTGACAAGCTACACCGCGCGGTGCATACTGGAAAGTAGAAGGACAACTACAGAGCCCAGGGACACCTGAACCGAGCAGCCGGTGAGAACCAACCAGGCACGGGAATGTGAACCAGCCCGAAGGCTTACCCGACGGAACACGAGCCCGCGCGAGGCAGCGACTACGCGCCCGCGGGCCAAGCCCCTGAGCATGCGGTAGTGCAGCCGTCGGCCACGGTCGACGTGAAGGGTCGGTTCGAATCCGACGGGGGGCACGGAAGGAGGGGTCATCATGCCCATCATGCAAGGTCGGCACTGGACCGACATCACAAAGGAAGCGGCGAGTGCCTCGATCCGCAAGTACCGGGAGCAATACCCGGACGCAGCGCCGGAGATCGCGGCCATGGGGTTGATGCGATACGTCGACTCCTGGGAGGAGCACTCGGCGATCATCAAGGCACTCGACGAGGTGCTCGCCGAGTCCTGATCCATCCGGGCGACTGGCAGCCACTCAGGTTCGAGGCCTGAGCGCCCACCACGTTCCGCCGCGTTGAGCACGCTGCTCCGCGGCCTCGTCGCCGATCGCGGGGGTCGGCGACGTCGACTTCCCGAGCCAGCCGGCAGCTGGCCACATCGGTAGGAGGACCGATGAACCTGAGCAACGGCACAACGAAATGGCGCCGGTTCGGCTACGCGATCAGCTTCCTGATCGTTGCCGGCGTCGCAGCCTACGTGAGCTACGGGCACATCGCGGAAGTCGCCCGGCTCGCGCACCAGCCTGAGGGGTTGGCGAAGGTACTCCCCCTCAGCGTTGATGGTCTTATGCTCATCGCCACGCTCGCCATGGCGGAGGACAAGGCTGCAAACCGGATGCCGCGCGGCTGGGCTCGCGTGGCGTTCTGGATCGGGGCGGCCGTTTCGGTCGCCGCGAACATCGCGTCAACCCTGGTCCACTACGGACCGGAGCCGCTCGCCCTGGCCGTTGCAGGGTGGGCGCCGATCGCGCTACTGCTCGCGATCGAGGTTGTCGCCCGGCCGGGCAAGCCCAAGCCCGTCCCGGCCATTACGCAGGAGGAGGTCACCGCCGACGAGGCGGCGTCCCCCGACCTTCCCGAAGCCCCGGTTTCACCGGCCATTTCGGGAGGGAGCCGGCAGCCGTACGGTCCCCGCAAGGGCGACGAGTACAGCACCCGGCACCAGCGGCGAATCAAGACGGGCAAGTAACCGGTCCTCGCGGGCCGGCTAGCCGCTAGGGCAAAATGACGAAGGGCGAGGCGCTCTCTAGCCGGGAGCGCCTCGCCCTTTTGTCGTTTCTAGGTACCGTACGCGTGTTGGATAATGGCCGCGATCTGTTGCGTATCAACAGAATGTCCGCCGAGACATCGATGCTCGCGCTTGATATGCGCTCGGCCCCAGACGCCAAAAGACCGCCCGCCCCTTTGCAGGGGGGCGGGCGGTTCTTCGTTTGGAGGAGTGGACTCGAACCACTAACCCTCAGCGCTCGACCGCTAGCAAGGTCATGTGAGCGCTGCCGCTCTAACCCTTGGAGCTACCTCCTCATGGCCGCGCGCCGGGTGCTACCCGGACGTCGATGGGTGCGACCCACCTCTTCGCGCGACGCGGTCAGTCTATCGGCTGGCTCCGACAATCAGTCCCCCATGGCCCATCACCTCTCCGCGCCGTGCTGCGTCTACGAACATCAGCGCATCCCGCCGTGACAGGACCTTGGTCGAGTCGTCATCGGTGGAGCCGATCTCCAGCGACCCGTCGGGCAGGATCCGCCAGCGTGGGCAGGACGAGGACTCACACGACTGCGGCAGAGTCCAGGGGATGTCGGTCACGCCTCGCGCTCGTCGTGGATCAGCGAAGGCGTGTCAGTGTCGCCCCACGGCGCCGAACCCACGGACGTGAGCACGGACAGCAGCGCGGCCAGGCCCGCAGCGGACAGCGCGCCGCCCCACGGCACCGATAGCAGGTCCACCGCTCCAGCGGTGAGGATCGCGGCGAGCGACTGGGCGAAGGTCTTCGCGGCGCGCTCGAGCAGGTTCTTCAGATACCGCAGCGTCATGGCGTCCTCCCCGGACATTGACGGTTAATAATCGCGACGTGTTAACTACGTTCACATGCTCGGCTGTTCACATCAGCCGTTCGGTGGAGGTCTGCGCTTACGCCGGTCGCGGCGCTTCTGATGTTCCAGCAGGACATAGCGCCACACGAACACCGCTATCGACCCGACGTAGATCAGCGACAGCGGCCACAGCGACTGTTCGGCGAACAGCAGCCCGACCGGCTCGGCGGCGGCAAGCAGCGTCGTCAACCACAGATGCCATTGCCATGGTCCGGTCCACGTACTGCCCGGGCCGGCCGAACCGGATCAGCAGCAGCAGGTTCACGGCGAAGATCAGCAGCCAGGCCAGGCCCACCCAGCCCTGCAACGTCTCGGTCACGCCGGCCGCCGCGTCATACCCAGCCGCACACGCGTCGCCAGCTCCTCAGTGGCCGCGGCCGTACGGTCCACCTTCGCCCCTTGCCGCTTCACCGCCGCCCACTGCCTACGCGCGGCGTCCAACGCGGCCTCGGCTTCCTTGCCGTTGGGTTCCCTGCGCCACGGCCACTTCACGCCGCACGCTCACCGGTCGTGAGGCCACGCACCAGCGCCAACGTCTCCCGCGTCGTCGCCGACTGCTGCTCCACCGCCGTAGCGAGCTGGCCGACAGCCGACGTCATGCGCCGGAGCTGGCCGGCGGTCTCCGTCGACGCCTTCAGCGACGTCTCGGCGGCCTTCTTGTACGCGTCGCGGTCGGCGCGGACCTCGTCGTGGATGCGGCCCGGCACCAGCCAGCCGCGCATCACCGACAGGACGAACAGCCCGACCAGGCCCCACGGCCCGCCCTGCAGAGCGATCACGGCCAGGTCCATGACCCCTCCCCAGGGCGGTCAAGCGTGGGTCAGGAGGTGAGGCGTTCGGCGTGCTCGTCGGCGACCGCGTCGGCGATGTCGGAGCTCGAAGCCGCGATCGCTTCGAGGTTGGCCGCCACCGCCTGCTCGTAGGTCAGCCCACCACCGGGTGGTACGACCGTCGCCCAGTCCGGGCCGGCGATCGCGTCGAGCGCTGCCATGTCCGCCACCGTTGCGACGGGAACGTCACCCCACGTCTCCTTGAAATCGGCCCACATCGCGCCGGTCAGCGCCTTGCGCTTGAAGCCGTCGGACATGTAGAGCGTGCTGCTGTCGGCGGTCTTGAACAGGCCAGGCATGTCGTACTCCCACAGTGGTTTCGGTGGTCTCGGCAGGGCCGAGGTCACGTACTTGGACCGGTAGGCCCGATAGCCGGCCGGCGGGTTCTTGTAGACGTTGCGTGCCGGCCCCGGGACACCCGTCGGGCCGGACTGCTCCACCACTTCCCAGCGAGTGTCGCCACGGGTACGTGGGGTGCCGGTGATGACCGCCACATGCCCCGCGGAGCCGGAAGTCCCGGGCCCAAGCTTGCCCCACACGTCACCGGGCATTGCCTGGTCGAAGCTGATCGGGTTCAGCACCTGCGGCAGGTTCACCGTCGACCACGCCAGCGGGTTTTCCAGACCCAAGACGGTGGCGACGTACGACGAGCAGTCGTTGCGCGGGACCGTGCCACCCATGGAGTAGGGCCGGGTGCGCAGCCCACCCCACACTTGCGTGGTGCGGACCGCGATCTCAGCCAGCGACGTGACAGCCATGCACCCTCCTAGATGTTCGTGCCGGTGCTGCCCGGGTCGATGCCGATGTCCTCGATCACAAGGTCGACCGGGAACGTCGCCGAGCCGCTCATCTGGGCGTTGCCGGTGCCGGTGAGCCGTGCGACGGTGAGCAGGAGGCTCAACGCCAGATCCGAGGCGGGCGCATAGATGACCGAGATGACGCCGGTGAAACCGGTGGTGGCGTTGACCTGCTGGTCCCGAAACGACGTCATGACAGTGCTCGACGTCGTTGGCGTCGACCCGTCGGCGGTGAAGCGCAGGTTTGCCGCCAGGCCGTCATTGTTGACGCTGCTGGCGAGCTGAATTGTCGACGTGTAGATGTGATAGAGGCGCCCGCCGATGACCGGGACATCGTCCAGGCGGACCACGCCGACCTCGGTCGTGGTCGTCGTCGAGGTAGTGGTGCGGCGATGCCGGGCGATGATGCCAGCGCCCGCCACCTCCTCCAAGGCGTCGCGCTCCTGCGTCAGTTTCGACGCGCGCAGCGGCTCTACCGCGTAGGTGGGGATGGTGTCGTTGGTGAGCGGCATCGGCTCCCCTCCTACAGGCTCGGCACGATCGGGTCGAGAAGCTCGATTGCGCTCCCGACGGCGTGGGACTTCTCGACGTTGTTCACGCTGCGGGTCACGGTGAAGGTCTGGTATCCGCCCTGCAGAGCGATCACGAGCGAGTCCGAGACGGCGGTCGATCCGCCGGTGACTGTGATGGATGAACCGCCGACCACGGTTGGTGTCGTGTCGATCCGTCGCGCGCCGTACAGGCTCTGGTCGTTGCCGGATGTGGACGTCGTTTCGGTGATCTCAAGCGGCCCGGAGATCGCCGCCGAGGTCCAGTCGTCCGACTTGCGGCCGAAGAAGAGGATCACCCTGCCGGCGTAGCCACCAGCCGCGAGACGTCCATACGCGATGTCTTGCGCCGAGGAGTTCGTCTGGCCGATGTAGTCGAGGATCCAGTCCGACGGCGAGCCGGTGATCGGCATACCCCGCAGCCCGAACACCTGCGCCTGGACTGTGTCGCCCGCCGCCCCGCCGGACGGGGTGACCGTCGGCGCCGGAGCAGAGGCGGTGCGGAAGGCGGCCCATACGTACAGGCCGCCCTGATGGCCGAGGAGGTCGTAGGTGTAGTTCGGGTCGGTGATCGCCAGCGTCGGCGACGTCGTGTCGCGGCTCCCCGCCTCGACCACGATCCAGTCACCGACCGCGCCGCCGGCGTAGTCGCCGGGTGTTACGGCGGCATTGTCGTCGGCATCCGCGGCGCCGACGGCGACGTAGGTTGCGGCGGTCGTCGCGACCGCAGTGATCGCGTTCTCCTCGCCAGCCACCGTGATTCGGCACGGCATGTCGTCGGCGTCGGTCGTCATCCGCGGCCAGCAGTCAGCCACCCAAGACGTGTCGTTGTCGTCGACCGCAGCCCGCAGCGCGAAGACGTCCGGGACCGCCCAGCCGTCAAGGGTGGCGTCATCGGGCGGGTCCTCGGTGAGCTGCTGCACGCGCCACGGCTCGTACGGCTCGACAACCGGCGCGAGATCCCAGCCGCGACGGCGGACTCCCATGGTGTAACCGACGACGACCACCGAGACCGTGTCCGTCGGGTGTTGCGACGGAGTGTTGGACCGGTCGATCCTGTCGCCCAGAGACATCTCGAGCCAGTCGGGCAGCAGGGTTGACGCGTTCGCGCCCAGGTCGATTGGGAACGCCGCGTAGCGCAGGCTGCCGTCTGTGTCCTCGCGGACGCGGAAGCTGGCCTCACCGAGCAGCTGCACGTCGCCCGCTACGTTGACCTCGGCGCTGTCGTTGTAGCGGCCCCGCTTCGCCTGATGCGCTTCGTCTTTGAACGTGCGCGAACTGCCGCCCGGCCGGCTAATCGTCCACTCGTTGCGGATGCGCTGGTCGTTGCGCACCGGCCGCAGCACGCCCGCCGAAGTCCCCTCGCTGGTGCGATACGTCGACAGGTCGATCGTCATGGCCGGGCTCAGGTTGTAGCGCTGCGACGAGGCCCGGTAGCCGAGGCCCCACGTCGACGTCAGTTCGGACAGGATGCCGTGGTCGACGTTCTCCAGGTCCCGGCAGATTTCCAGCACGTCCCCGATCGGCTGCGGACCTACCTCGACGCTTATGATGGCCGTCGACTCGTACGGCAAGCCTTCCTCGGTCATGATCCGCTCGAAGCGTTCATGCGCCTGCTCGCCGGCGTATCCAGCCGTCGCCGCCGCCGCCATCTGCTCAACATCGGGCGGCGTCTCGTCAACCCAGATGCCGAAGTCGGTCCATGCGCCGGTGGAGCCATCCGCGCCGTCGTTGAACATCCGCACATGCTTCAGTCCGGCAAGGCTGGTGCCGACCGCGGTTGCGCTTAACACCTCCACGCCATCCAGATAGGCGTGGTAGTCCACATCGGACCCGTCGACGATCAAGTCCCACCGCAGGTGGTGGGGCCCTCCAAGGACATCGTCGGTGACGAAGTTTGTGACAGTGAATCCCGGGCTGCCGCCGATGATCGATCCGCCGGCGGACGTGCTGTACTCGACCTGCAGCGGCCACCTGCTGCCCGTTGCAAACGTAGGAACAGCAGCCAGGGTCATGCCGATGATCTGGGTGTTGGCGCTCTCAACGTGGTTGAACTTATAGACCGCGTCGATCGTTACCCGGCTCGGACTGGCCGGCAGTGGGACCTCGCTGGTGATGGCAGAGTCGTCGGTCAACAGGATCCCGGGGCCGAGCCACTCCCCCATGTCCTCGGTCCCGGGAGCGACCGCGTCACCCCAGTTCAGCGACTGGAACGCTTCGCCTACGCCGTGGGTTAGCAGGCCAGCTTCCGCCAGCGGACCGTCGTTCAATGCCCAGAACGAGTACGGATCCGCAGCCAGGATTGAGCGCTCAAGTGCTGGCCTGGCCACCGAGCCCTGACCAAGGCGCCGCATGATCCCGCCGAGCGTCACCTTCACCACCGACGTGGACCCGCCACCGGAAGTCGGAATGATCTCTGGCGCGATGTCGACGGCATACCCGCAGAACTGCGGATACGGCGGCGACGCTCCGACGTTGTCCACCGACAGCCGCATCGGCACACCCAGATCCCAGTCCGGGTAGTACGTCGAGGTGGCTAACAGCGGCGTCAGCGCGCCGTCGTCGTTGTCCAGCCAGAAAGTGCACTGTCCCGCCGCGGCGGTCTTCGTGCCCGACCGGCGGCCCGTTGTCAGGCCAATCGGGCTGCCCAGCAGCCGCGAGGACAGGTCGGTTGCGGCCGGCCACGTACCCGGGTCGTCGTTGGGGTTGGCACCGAGGAACGCCTCAACGATGACCTCGAGATCGGTGTCGGGGAAGGCCATCAGCTTGTCCCCAAGGCCAGGTCGACGTCTCCACCGAACTGCTCGCGGATCGCGTCTCGGACGCGGTTGATGACCATCTGCACGATCGGGTCGTCGGTGTCGACCGCCACCCGTTGCGGCGCTGCGGCGACCCCCGCGCTTGTCGCGGCAGCGGGTGCCAGTGCCGCCGTAGTGGCCAGCGCCGCGTCGCGTGCCGACTGCTCCACTCCGGCGATGTAGCCGGCGATCGTGTCCTCGCCAACCTCCATGTACACCTTGGACGGCGAGGCGATGCCCAGTCCGTGCTTCACGCCATCCAAGGCGCTGTTCAGGCCGGACATCAACGCCGACCCGACGCCGGAGATGGCACTCTTGATGCCGGCCACGATGCCGCCGACGATGTCCTTGCCGATCTGGAACAGCTTCGGCCCGAGCTCCAGCGCGAAGGACACCAGCCGACCGCCGAGGGACCGCAGTTCGTCGACCGCCCGGCCCGGCAGCCCGCGAAGGAACAGCAGCAGCTCGGCGACCTTTGTCGCGACCGTGGTCTTCGTCGCGTCCACCGCGGTACCGAACAGTGTGGACAGTCGCTCCGGGAACGCCTTGAGGTCGTCGATGACGCGGCCGGGCACATCGCGGATGATGCCGAGCAGCCGGCCGATCCCGACGCCGACAGCGAACGCGAGATCGTTGAGTGCTTCGCGCCCAAGCTCGGCGAGTTTCGCGGGCAAGCCGGACAGGAAGTCGCCGATCTTGCCGGGTAGCTCCTGGAACCAGTTCCCGAGCTCGGCGAGTTTCCCGCCGACCATGTCGCCGATGGCCGCGAGGTTGGCGCCCATCTCCTCCGTGGAGTCGGAGAACGCCACGATCGGGCGGGCCCACTTCACCAGCTCGCCGACTGCCGCAGCCAGACCTTCGACCAGCGGCACGAGGGCTTCGTTGGCGAGGAACGCCACACCGAGCGCGATCAGTTCGATCAGCGGCGCCTGGGCCTGGAACAGCAACACGATCAGCTCGGACAGCGGCGGCAGCAGCGGCACGAGAGCGAGCAGGATGTCGCCGATCGGGCCGACCAGTTGAGCGAACTGCGGAGCGAGAGCCTCGATCACCGGCGCCAGCGCCAGAGCGAGTTCTGCCACCACCTCGCCGAGCACGGGCAGCAATGGCGCCAGCGCTTCCGCGACGGTGCCGAACGCCCGCCCCAATGCCTGGATGGCCGGCGACAGGATCGGGATGGTCTGCGCGATCGCGTCCAGGAAGGGCTGGATCACCGGGCCGACGGCCTGCACGATCTGCCCGACGAGCGGCAGCAGCGAGGACAGCAACCCGCCGAGCGCTGGGGCGAGGGCGTCGATCGCCCCACCGAGCAGCGGGGTCAGTGCTGTCAGCGCTTCCTTGATCTCCGGGATCACCGGCTGGAACGCGTTGGTCAGCGAGATCGCCAACGTGTCCTTGAAGGTGGAGAAGACGCCCAGCAGGGTCTGGGACTGCTTCTCCATCGCGCCGGCGGCGCCGGGGAACTGTGCCATTCCCGCCAGCAGGGCGTTGATGCCTTCGGTGGCGCCGACCTCGCCGCGGGTGATGGCCTCCATCGACTCGCCGACCGACAGGCCCAGCGAGGCAGCGATCGCCGCGTTGGCGTTGAAGCCCGGCAGTGCCTCGGCGAGTTGCAGCAGCTCTTCCTGCGAGACCTTGCCCTTGGAGCTGATCTGCCCCAGCGCCCGGACAACCGAGTCGATGTTCTCCTGCGTGCCACCGAGGACGGAGACGAGATCGCCGATCACCGAAAGGGTGGGGATGACCTCTTCGCGGGTGATGCCGACGGCGTTGCCGAAGGCGAGGATGCGGCGGGACGCGTCGGCGACGCCGGAGAACTCGAAGGGTGTGGTGGCCGCAAACTGCTGCAGCTCGCCGAGGAACTCCTTCGCCACCTCGGCCGAGCCGGTCAAGGCTTCGATGCCGATCTGGGTCTGCTCGAGCGCCGCGGCGGAGCGCAAACCGAAGGTGGTCAGGCCGACCAGTCCGGCGGAGACCGCGGCGATGCCGACGACCAGGCCGGTCTTGAGCAGTGTGCCGATACCGGCGAGGCGGCTGCGGATGCCTTCGCGCAGATTGTCGCCGAACCCGCCGCCGGCCCGGCGGCCCGCGTCGGCCACCGGCCCGTCAACGGCCCGCAGTTCACCCCGCAGTTCCGACCGGAGCCGGGAGGAGAAACCCTTCAGTGAAGGGAGGATCGAGACATACGCCTGCCCCACCTCTTCGGCCACGGGTCACCCCCCAGCTTCATAGGCTCCGGTTCGGTACCCGCGCAGGATCGCGACGACCGCCGCGCGGCTCTGGCCGCCGGTGTCGCCGCGCTGCATCGGCTTTTTCTGCTGTGCCAGCGGAGAGATCGGCTTGGGCCGCTTGCTGGCCTTGCTGCCGTCCTTCGACCGCTGCCAGTTCGCGATCCGCATCGCGTCTACCGCGAGGGCGAGCAGGTGCTGGTCAAGCGTCCAGTCGTCGCCGGCCAGCTTGCGGTGCAGCAGCGTGCCGGGCGTCTTCGCGAGCGCGCCGATCAGCACGCCAAGCCTTCGCCACGCTGCGCTAAGGAGAAGCTGGGCTAGCTGGTCCTGCGGGCCCGCGTGGAGCGCGAGGTCGGCTTCGATGGCTTCGCCGTGCCGACGGAGGAGGCCGACGACGCCCGCGATTTTCCCGGCCGCTGGTGTGCCATCCAGGCGCCGAGCAGGCGCACCACGCCAACGGTCGACAGTGGCCGGGCGGCGCTGAGTTCGCCGAGCATCTCCTGGCCGACGACGAGAGTCAGCGCGTTCAGGATCGCGGTGACGTCTTCGGCCTTACCGTCGAGCTTCTCGATGACCTCGACGATGGTGATCTGGCGGTCGATCGGCAGGCCGATCAACGGCGGCAGGGAGAACTCCTTGCCGCCCCAGGTGAAGCGGAACGGCTCGCCTTCGCCGTCGGCGACGACGGCATCGAGGTCGAATGGTTCAGACATGCGCGGATTCCTCTCGATGCGCGGAGAGCAGTTAGGCCCGCCAGCCCACGTCCGCGCGGCGTGGGCTGGCGGGGGTCATATCGATCAGCTGTAGCCCCACGCCGCGTTGTCCGTGAACACGGTGAACGCGACGCCGTTGGAGTCGGCGTAGGCAGTGATCGTCACGTCGTATCCGATCGCCTCGCCGTTGCTGTTCGTGATCTCGCCGCGCTCGGTGACCTCGGCGTTGGCTAGGTAGTAGCGGTAGTGCTTCGTGCCGTCGACGACGTCGAGCACGAACGCCCGCGGGTCGGGGCCAGCGGCGCCGACCGTCATCTTCCACTGGCCGGCCGAGACCACCTCGACGTCGCCCTTGAAGTAGAGCTCGGCCGTCTCGCCCTTGTTCTCGATCATCCGGAACTGGAAGGTCCAGAAGCTCTCGGTGTAGACGGTGCGGACGACCGCGGCATTCTGCCACGCGATGATGTTCTCGGTCGTGTCGTTGGGCGTGATGACCACGCCGTCCTCGTTGATGTAGCCGAGCCCGATGAATGCGGCGTTCAGCGCACTGGTCGAGGTGGTGGGTGCGGCTGTGCCGACGGGCGCCACGGACACCTCGCCCGTGATCGCGACGTCGACCTGCGACGAGTTGAGTGTCATGGATGCCTCCGTGCGGCGGTAGTGATGGTGGGGAACTGCCGGCCGCGCGGTGCCGGAGGTCTATGCGGGCAGAACGTCGTCAGCCCGAAGGGTGAGGGCGTACGTGCCCCACGTGCGGTAGGTACCTGTCTCGTCGTCGTCGAGTTGGCGGAACAATGCCTCTTCGACCCGGTAGCACTGGATCCCGCCGAGCAGCGTCGTGCGGGCGAGAGCGAACATCTGGGCCCTCACTGTGCCGCCGAGCGTCTCGGCTTCAGCGCTGGTGGCGGACCAGGAGAAGATGTCCAGCCGTGGGTTGTCCCGCACCGGCTGCAGGCCGGTCCCGCCGACGCGGCGGACCTGGATGAGCGCGGCAGGGCGAGGGTTGGGGACCTTCGACACGACGGGGATCGTGTGCAACGTATCGAGGTAGGCGATCGTCAACGCCACGGCAGCAGGTAGAGCCACATCTCACCTCGCAGCGTCGAGTGATCCACCGAGAACGCGGCGTTCCGCCTCGATGGCGAGCGCGGCTGGGTGGCGGGCGATAACCGCGACGCGGGCACGCGGCTCGGAGGTGTCGCTGGCCGACTGCACAACCTCGACCTCGACCCGGCCGCTCTCCGGCGGGTCGCCGTCGTAGGTGGACTGCGCCGCGTTGGCCACCTCGTGGGCGCGGCGCTCCAGCTCCCGGTCAACGTCGCGGGAGCTGCGGAGTCTCTTGATGCCGCGGAAGTTCGGCGTGTAGCGGATCAGGGTGGCCATGCTCAGCCGTCGAAGATGCGCAGTGCGACCTCGAGGTGGTGGAAGCCGACGCCGTCATACATCGGTGCCGGCGGGCCTTCCACCTCGAAGGTGAGCGAGCCGAACACGATCCGGTCACTGACCGCGACGTCGGACTCGTTCGTGAACAGCGTCCAGTTTCGCTCTGACGACTGCCGCCCATCGGCGAGCGGCTCCGACGCCTTGTTCTGCTCCATCCGGCCTGTCAGGTTCGTGCTCGTCGCCGGCGGCACGGTGTAGTTGTACGTCGTGTTGTTGTGGGCGTCCGTGCTCGTAGTCGGCCGGATCCGGGCCACGGTGTGGATGAGCATCGAGGCGGGGATGCTGCCCATCAGAGACGTACCTGAATGGACCCGGCGATCGGGCGGTAGTGGGACAGGTCGGCCTTGTCCGTTTCGGACAGTCGCACGGTGATGCCCGGGCTGCCGCCGTTGGTCTGCTGGGACATCTGGTAGGAGTACTGTCCCGTCCGCTCCGATGACATCCCCTCGACCGCGGACGGGGCGAAGATCACCCGCAGCACCATGCCGCACACGACGCGGATCACATCGTCGGGCACCACATCATCGCCGTGGTCGTAGAGCACCCGGAACGACTCAGGTCCGTTTGGCCACGGCCACCACGGGTCGGCGAAGTACCGGAAGCCGACCGATGCGATGTCGACGCGGTCGAGTCCGTCCCACGTCCACCCGGACAGCGGATCCAGCACCGCGCCGGCGTCGCTGATCCCACGGACCTCGGTGACTGCGGTGACCGGAGTCTGTGGCAACTCAAGGAACGCACCGACGGGCCGCAGGATCACCGCGTCGTCCTCAACCGCGGTGAACGTCTGTTTGGTGTATCCGCGCACCGCGGCGGAGGCGTCGCCGAGCAGCACCGTGGCACGCGTGATCTCGCCAGCCGTCAGGGTCCGCGGGGACCGGTCGGTCACGTCGGTGATGGTGGCGAGGTCAGTCACCGTGGGCCTCCCTTAGTGCCCTCACGACCGCAGCGTCGGCGGGCAGCTGGTCGCGCTGCCACGCCCGGTAGGCGGCCTCGTCCCGGTCCCACTGGTCGCGCCCATTGACCCGCTCGTACTGGGCATCCCGGGGCGCCTTGCCGTTGATGTAGTGGGCGTGCTCGATCACCGTGTCGGGCAGGTAGCGCATGCAGTCTGCGGCCTTGCCCAGGTCGTAGACCGCGGTGTCGGACCACAGGTGCTCCACCGGCGAGGGGCACAGCCGGCCGAGCGCCCGCACGATGTCTGACGTCGTCGCCCACTGCGTGGGCAGTTCCTCCCCGCGCAGAGCGTCGTCGCCATAGACGATGCCGGTCCGCATATCGTGCAGCACCTCGACCCAACGTTGCGCCCAGCCGACAGTGCGCGGCACGTGATCGTCGCCCATGAACCCGAGGGCGAAGTAGTTACCGACCTCCTGCGCCGCGGCGACCTCGAGTTTGTGCATGCACGGCATCCACGAGTCGTGCACCACCAGCCGGGCGCCGGGCGGCATGACGATCGCCTGATAGCCGGGCAGCGCCGGATCGTCGGCGTCGACATCCACCCGTAGGTCGGCGACGCCCCACGCGGCGGTGTCCGTCCACGCCTGCAGCATCCGCTCGATGTTCCAGGTCCGGGTACGGGCCGGCACGATGACGAGCAGGTCTGCCACAGCTACTCCTCCGTCAAGGTGCTGGCCGGGTGCCAAGCGAAGTGGGGTGAGTCGACGGCCAGTGGCTGCCACGGCTGACCGTTGGAGTCGAGTCGACGGATCTGGCTCTTCGGCGCCATCCACGCCGACTGGGACGGAACCCACCAGTAGTGGTAGAGCACACGGTCGATGAACACCTCGGTGCGGAGGAGGCCGCCGTCGCGCAACTGGGTGACCCATGGGACGTCTTCGGCCTGGCCGCGGGAAACGACGTCGAACCTCGCCGTCTGGGCGATGTCGGTACGCATCGGGTTTGCGCAGGTGATGTCACGCCGGTAATAAGGCGCGCCCTCGTTGATCCACCCGCCGTGGCTGAGGCTGTGATGGGACAAGACGAACGGCCGGCCGTTCTCGTACACCTGCAACTTCAGACCCACATAGTCCGGGCCGCGTCGCAGCGCATCGAGGATCGCGGAGACGTAGTCATCGGACACGGTGTCGTCGTCATCCACGAAGGACAGGTAATCCGTTTCGGTGGCGTCGAGCAGTGCCTGCTTGGTGTCGGCGAGGCTGTTCTCACCGTTGTTCCAGTAGGCCAGCACCCGGACCGCGCCGGCCGCCTGCTCGACCTGCGGCATGAGCCCGGCAAGCATCCGCTGCAACAGTTCGCGGCGCTGGCC